TACTAAAGAAGCACAGGTTACTTCTATTGCAACCAATAGAGGAAGATTGTGTATATAGTAAACTTATTTGTATTGATGGAACAGGAGGCGTTATATCAGCTTTAAAACTACCTGAAATAAATGACCCACAGAAGTTAGGTTCTGCTATTACATATTATAGAAGATATACTTTAGCTTCACTTCTTGGTTTACAAGCTGTAGATGATGATGCTAATGTAGCAAGTGGTGTAACTGAAGATAAGAAATGGTTAAACCAAAACACACCTGAATTTAGTAAAGCAATAGAATTTATAAAAGGTGGAGGTAGCGTAGAAGCTATTAAAAGCAAGTACAAGGTATCTAAAAAAGTACAAGATGAACTTGCAAAATTGTAGAATAAAAAAAGTATATTACACAACTAAATATAATAATCAATCAATAAAAGTAGAAATATGGAAATTACAGGAAACATCAAACTTATTCAAGACGTTGAGTCAGGAACTTCTAAAGCAGGTAACGAATGGCAAAAGAGAACTATTCTTTTAACAACTGAAGGAGATTACGCACAAGATTTACCTATAGATTTTTGGGGTAAATCAGTATCTGCATTAGAAAACTTTCAGGTAGGCAATCCTGTTAAAGTGCATATAAATTTAAAAAGTAGAGAAAATAACGGTAAACATTATCCAAGTATTAATGGTTGGAAGATTGAAAATCATATGCCTGACCACACTAACACAGACCAAAACCCTGCAAGAGAAGAAACAGCAGATTTACCATTTTAATTTAAGAGGGGATTAAATTCCCCTTTTTTTTTATATTTATGAGAAAGTTAAAAGATGGAGAAGAAATGCCTATTGATTTTTGGAACTACAAAGTAAATCCAATCGTAGGTTATTATATTGAAAAAGAAGAAGGACAAACAATAGGAATGGAACAAAAATATAATACGTTACCGAGTAAGATATGATAGCACAAGCAAAGAAATTACAAGACAAGATATTAGATATAAAGTACGGAAGAGTAAAGGAAGGTTTAAAAATAGGTGTTCCTGAAATTGACGAGTTTGTGCGTTTTAAAAGGTCTACATTAGCAGCTATTGGACACGCAAATGTAGGAAAGACTACGACCTTAATTTATTTTTACGTATTATGGGCAAAGATACATAACCTAAAATTTTTAATATGGTCAAGTGAAAACACACCTGAATCTATATTAAGAAAGATTATAGAGTTTAGAATGGGTAAACCAATACAAGAAGCACCTGATGAGTTAATTAGTAAAGCAGTAGAATGGTCAAATGAACACTTTAAAATTATAGATGTAGATGATTTATATACATACAAGACTTTATTAAAAGAAGCACAACAAATAAAAGATGCTTGGAACTACGATGGTTTATTAATAGACCCTTATAATTCTTTAGCAAAGGATGCAGCTATATTAAAGATGGTAGGTAATGCACACGAATACGATTACCAAGTTTTATCAGAATTAAGAATATTTAGTAAACAAAACAACATACAGGTATGTGTAAATATGCACGGTGTGAGCAGTAGTTTAAGACAGGTTCATCATTCAGGACACGAATACGAAGGATTAACAAGACCATTAGCTATGAGTGATGCAGAAGGTGGTTCAAAAGTAAGTTCTCGTTTCGATGATGTATGGTGCATACATAGGTATGTTGCAAGTCCAACAGATTGGATGTATTCACATATACACGTACAGAAAGTAAAAGAAAATGAAACAGGAGGTAGACCTACACCATTTGAACAACCTATACAATTACGTATGAAAGTTAATAACGTAGGATTTGAATATATGGGAAGAGATTTAATACATAATGAAAATAAAGTACAAAAATTAAACGTATGATAGTAATAGGACTTTTATTAGTAATAGCATTTACTTTTTTGATTATAGGTCAATTTAAGAGTGCAGAGATTATAATAAGTCCTATTAAAGGAATAATGTTTGGATTTTTATATCACAAAGAACAATACGAACAAGAAGATGAAATTACCCTGCAATGTTTGTTGGGTATAATTAGTATTAATGTGATATGGATAAACCAACTGAATGGCTCGAAAAAGTAGCTGAAAGGCACAAAGAATGGGTAGCCATTGTTAAAAGTTTTGGAGAGTACGACTATTGTGAGGACTTGGTACAGGAGATGTATCTAACTATTTATAAGTATGCGAACGAAGATAAAGTTATTAGAAATGGTGTCGTTAGTCGTGGGTATTTGTATTTTACTCTTCGTTCTCTCTATTACCAATATTATAATAGTAAAAGAAAAATTACTAAAGTTTCTATCGATGATGATGAATTTACCATCCAAATTCCAAACGATTCGCAAATGGATGAACAGATAGCATTTCACAAAATATGTACAATGATAGATGACCACATAGAAGGTTGGAGATGGTATGAAAAGAAATTGTTTTCTCTTTACAGGGATTCTGATTTATCTATAAGAGGTATAGCAGCAGAAACTAATATTAGTTGGGTGAGTATATTTAATTCATTAAAACACGCTAAAGAAGAAATAAAAGATAAGTTTAAAGAAGATTGGGAAGATTATAAAAATAAAGATTATGACAGAATTTAAAGGAGACAAACGTACAAAGGCTTACAAAGAATGGAAAGCTAAACACGCACAAGCAAGTGAAGGACTTGGAGACACGGTAGAAAAGATAACTAAAGCAACAGGTATTAAGAAAGCAGTTGATACTGTGTTTCAGAAGTTAGAAAAAAGCTGTGGATGTGAAGAAAGAAAAGAAAAATTAAATCAAGTGTTTAGATACAAGAAACCTGAATGTTTAACAGAGCAGGAGTTTGACTTAATTAAAATGGCAGTAGACACTAAAAAGAATAAGTTTACACCTGATGAGCAGGAAACGTACAAAACTATTTACGAAAGAATATTTAAAACTAAAGTAGAATGTACACCTTGTAGTTTTGGTAAGGTAGTTTGGAAAGACTTACAAGCAGTTTATAACCAATATCTATAATGTATAGAATACCGATTGAAGATAAACTTTATAAAAAGTTAAATAGAGATGCGAGTATAAATAAATATTTTCGTTCTTCATCTGTTGGTGGATGTATGAAAATAATAGAAGAATACTATAGGTCTACAGACAATTTTAACAAGATAGGTTGGGAAAACTTTTACCTTACAAAAGAAAGAAGAGATAGATTAAATGAAATATATTTAATTTTAAGAGACAAGCTGCAAAATATGTTAGGTGTAGAAATACAAGATTATATATTTTACAGAGTTGTTGGTCAAACGTATAATGGATTTGTTACAGAACTTAACATTATAAAAGAATTTCAAAATGAGTTTCCCAATATAGATTTCATAAAAGCAAATCCTGAATTAGATGAAAAATACTTCACAGATTTTGAAGCATACACAAAAGGGTTATTAATATTTGGAATACAAGTAAAGCCTGTATCTTATTTGCGTATGAGTAAACCTTATCAAATTAAATCAAAAGAAAATCACGAAGTACAACGTCAAAATTATATGAGAATATTTAAAGTTCCACATAAGATAGTTTACTATGACAAAGGAGAATTGTTAGATAAAGAAAAAACATTTAATGAAATAAATACTATATTAGTATCTAAAATAATCTAAATGAACAAGAAACTGAACAATATAAAAGAAGGAGAATACTACGCTAATTTTAATTTAGTTGGAGAGTATATCGTAAAATCAAGAAAAGCAAAACCTGAAAACAAAGCTATTAATGAAATGTATTTTTGTTGGCAGGATGTAGGATTCTATGTACACAATCTTATAACAAACGAAAGGTTATACGAACAGTCATTAAGTGAATACCGTAGTGATAAGATACGTGCAGTAGAAAGAGCAAGACTCGCAGAAAAAAAAATAGAAGAGTTAGAACAAGAGATACAAAAACTTCAAACTAAATTAGATGTTGGTATTTAAGATAATACTTGGATATGGTGTGTTGAGGTTGATGGAAGCAATGATAGTAAAAACATATAAAGATAGATATGAGTGATAGTTTAAGAAAGTGGATAGATATGCAGGAAGATAGATGGACAATGGACTCTACATTTAACCACAAACCTAAAGACCCAATAGTTGAAATGGTAGTTAGTAAGATGCGAGAAAGAAGTGCAGATGGAATAAACAAATATGGTACTACTTTGTACGATTCTCCTGATGGATTTTATAAGTTCTTGAATCATTTACAAGAAGAACTAATGGATGCAGTATTATACATTCAGAAACTAAAACAACAAAAATGAAAGAATCTACATTAGTCAAGATGCAACACGATTTAAAGCTAACTCAACAAGCGTTGGTAGTTGCACTAAACAGATTAGAACAATTAGAAAAAAAAGTATTCCCAAAAGATGAAGATGTTAAATAATTGTTTATATTTACAAAAACAATATTATGACATACGAAGAACTTTACTACAGGTCTATGACAGACCACGAATTACAAAGAGTAATTAATACTCACGAATTTCTTGATGGATACGCAGATAGGTGTCAGCAAGAACTGAACAGAAGAAAAGAACAACAAACAGAAATTACAAGGTTATGATAACACTATTAAACGGAGAACATTGGGGTAAAGAAGAAATCCTTACACAGATGTACGATGACGAATTTTACTATGGTCATCTTGGTAAACACGCATTAAGTAGTTCATCTCTTAAAACACTCTTAAAGAGTCCAAAGACGTACAGAAACATTCTAAAGTATGGAGACCCTAACGGAGATAGTCCTGCATTAGCAGCAGGTAAGTTAGTACATTGGATGATACTTGAACCTCACAAAGTAGATAAGCTACATTTTGTAGATGCTTCCACAAAGAACACTAACAAGTACAAAGATACAAAAGCAAAGTATGGAGAAGTATTTCTAACAAAAGAAAGAAGTGCAGCAGAAAGATTAGCAGATGCAGTATTAAGAAATGAAGCAGCACTCAAGCTATTAACTAAATCAGAGTTTGAAGTACCT